AAAATATGGTGAAACATTAAAATCTGTTGTTAATGAAGCCATTTCTTATCCTTATTAAATTTTAATAATCAATTTATATGATTCTGATTGGTTGTTAGACCTATTTACATTATTTATATTCTGAATGTAAACTGGTATAATATCTTTATAATATATATCAGCTTTTGATGATATTGTTATAGAAGTAACATTAGATGTTGATGAATTTGATATTGATTCATTATTTGAAAAATATTGGTCTCCAACAAGATGTAATGTGGTACTATTAGAAAATAATACAGTAGCTCTAGCACCACTAGTATCACCTGTTACTTGTTCACCAACATTAAATGTTTGTGATGGTGAAACAGTAGCAATCAATCTTTGGTCAAAATTAGAATTTGAATATGATGAACCTTTTTCATTATTAGATGTTAGTCCATAAGGATTTTTTATTAATCCTATTTTATTATATAAAATGTCAAGTCCTAAATTGGCACTTTCAGTATTAGAAAAAGTGAATGATATACCAAGACCTTGTACATTTAATTCATTTGCTGGATTTGAGCCGTGGCCTCCTGGTGAATTTATTATAGCGTAAACATTTGCACCAGAACCGCCTTCAAGTGAAGTTTCTATTGACACGTTTGCCCAAGATACATAACTTCCATTTTCTAAAACAACAATAGAATTGATTGAATTAGAAACATTATTCATAACACATCTGGCTGTTGGTTTAATTATACCATCTGTTTCAAATGAAACCGTTGGTGCAATATCATAATTAGTAAAACCAGGAGTTATTAGTGATGTATTTGATGCTGTTTCCAGTTCAATATAATTAGTATTTGTACTTGCACTATATGAAACAATTTTTATTAACTGACCAGTTGTTGTAGTATTATTATAAAAATAAACAGAACAATTATTATAAAACCCATCTGATGAAGATGAATTATTACTTTGTATTTGTATGTAAGTGGAATTTGTTACAGATTGAACAACCCCATTTGTATAAGAACTATAAGAACCACCATTACTAACAACAACAACCTCAACACCACTATTATTACCAGCAGAAGATTGAATTACTGTATTTGGTAACAATGGAGCATATTCAGAAGTAGAAAATTTATTATAATTCTTAGTTGATATTGATGTTATATATCTCCAAATATAATTATCAGCTGTTTGGAAAGATGTAAATTGTGTTGGGGTTGATATAGTTGAAGGGTCAACTGTTGAATTAGAATTATTGGCGTTGTCTATACATTTATAGATATGATAATATCCACCTGTATATTGTGGTTCTGTTATGACATAAAAATTAGTATTTGTTAAAAGTGTATTTGAAGTGTTATCGTATTTTTCATAAACACTATTTGCCGCCCAAATGTTGTTTTTTATCACAGGAACAATATCTGTATTAGATAATTTTTTACCAAATATCATAGTCCAATCATTGATGAAAATTGAATTATAATCATCATTAGTTTCAGACGGTGTATTACCAGAATATTGTACAGGATGAGCTAAAAACGCATAATAATTTGAAGTATTATTAGTTATATTTGTTTTAATTTCTTCAATTATAGCATTTTTAAACTCTGGTAAAATTCTTGCCATTATTATTTACCTATAGCCATCCAAAATACATTGGTTGATGTTGCATTTGCTGTTCTAATAGATGCAATTGAATTATTAACTGCAATTACAGCTGCTTGGAATGTTGCATCTGCTGTATTACTTGTAGCTGTTACAGAATAAGCATTTGTTGTAAAAGCAGATGAAAATTGTGCATTTCCATCTGTATTATTAGCAGAAACCCATCCCCAATTTATTTTAAATCCATTTGGAAGATATGTATAACCGTTTGCTGAATCTGCTGAAGAACCTAAAGTTAAGCCTGTATTTGTTGTAAGATTGGCGGATGTTACTGTTAATGAAGATGAATTTACAGTAGCATTAACAGTTGAATTGCCTACATCAATAGAACCCAATGAAACAGTTACAGAAGATGTTGAATTAGATACTTTAAGCGAAGAAGAATTAGAAACAGCATTTATTGTGCTATTTCCAATATTCAAAATACCTATATTTGCTGTGAAGGAAGATGTTGAATTTGAAATTTTTAATGTTGTAGAATTGGCTGTTGAATTTACTGTAGTATTTCCAAACTTATAAGAAACAGCATTTACAGAATAATTACCTATAATTAAGGTTGAAGAATTTGCTACAACATTTACAGTTGAATTTCCAAGAGATAAAGAACCTGATGATAGTGATATATTTGATGTAGAATTAGCAACACCAAATGATGTGCTATTTACCGCAACATTGACAGTAGTATTACCTACAATTAAAGTATTAGCTAATGATGCGTTGTTTGATGAAAATGTAAAAGCTGAATATACTTCATCAAAATTATCATTAACTTTATCAAAAGCATCTCTTATTGTATCGCCGTTTCCGTCATTTGGAACACTTCCGATGCCTATGGTCTGTTTTGCCACTTATATATTCTCCTAAGAAATATCTGCTGTTAGTAAATATGTATCAGAAGTTGCATTAGTAGTATCTACTGTTGTTAAGTAAGACAATGTCAAAAGATTAGTAGTTTCTGGTGTATTGTTTGAATAATCTATACTTAACAGAGAATTGGCAACGTTTATCTTTAAATATTTACCAAATAATTCTGAACCTGCTATATGAAAAGATTGATAAATTATATCTTTATATTTATCAAAACTTTTTGCTATTTCTAATTCATATGAATAGTCTTGATAGTAATAACTGTCTTGGATGTATTTATCAGAATTTAAATGACCTCTAGTTGTAGACCAATAACCCCTTCCAACACCAATACCTTTTTTTCTCACTCTTCCAATCACTGTGCTTACTGTATTAAATTCATTAATTGTTGTTGTAAATGTAGCACCAGAACCATTTGCTGATTTTATTCTTATATTTGGTATTTCTGTATAACCTGAACCTTGGTCTGTTAAAGATAAAGAGGTAATACTACCATTAGCATTTGTAGTTATAAATCCATTAGCTGAAGATGTTGTTCCTCCACCAGAGAAAACAATAAGTTCTCCATTAACATAATTGGTTCCTGATGTAAGAATAGTTGGGGTGTTTAATCCACCTTGTAAATAAGCATAAACTAATTCTCCCTCAACATAACCTTTCCCAGAATCCAAAACTTCAACTGAAGAAATAACATCATTTCCTGAAGATACTAGTCCTATAATATTTTCGTTTTCACCCACAATAGAACCATCTTCTGTAACCATTATATTTTCATAGGGAGCAAAATTTGCTGGTAATATTGTAGGAGCAGCAGTGTAAATAGCTGAAGCAGTTGAATTGTTATTTGGTGGGCTGTATAAGATAATTTGTGTGCTATTTGTCACTTCTTTAATTACTTGATATTCAATAGTATCATTATTTGAAGTGTTTGCTTGTAAACCTATAACATCATTGTTAGCAAATATACTGTCAAATATAGTAGTTGTTCCAGTTATAGTATTGCTTGTTGTATCATAAGATACAGAACCTTCTATACCATTTGAAGTCAAGACAGTCCTTACAAAAGTTGTAACACTATTTGTGTAAGAATTACCTGTTTCTATATTTGTTAAAGATGATATTTTACCAAATGAATTTGTATCGTAGGATAAACAATCTTCTAATGCTGTTGATTGGTTTGCTGATGTATTTCCAGGTAAACCATATGATGAAGAATCAATTGCCAAATTAGCGTAATTTAATATTAAATCTGTATTATAAGTAATAATATTAACATCAGACACAGAACCTATATCAAAAGAAGCACTATTTCCTGTTGTATCTCCATCACCTTTGTAAACAAAAACACTAGAGTTGACAGTAAAACCATAACCACCATTGTTTATATCAAAATATATAGAACCAAAAGCTCTAGCTGTATTGGATACTCTTAAAAAACCATTTTCACCAAATGAAATTACGTTTGATGTGTTTGAAACTTGTCTTTTTGCTATTTTAATTATGTTACCAACACTAAATCCTTGTCCACCATTTATAATTTCTAAAGTATTAAGAGAACCTATAACAGTTGGTGCTTGTAAAATAGCTTGAGTGTTTGATATTTGTGTCTTTAAAACAATTTTTTCACCTGGAAGAAATGAGCCTTTTTTTGGACTAACATTACTTATAAATAATGTGTTTAAAATATTACTATTATAACTCTCACTTATATAATTTTCTACAACAGCAGTAGTGCTAGAAAGAACACCTTGAATTTCTTTTTCAATTAAATTAGAAAGATTATTTGAATATGTAACTTCAAGATATTTTGGTTCAGTCCAAGTTCCATCAGAAGCTCTTAATATATCTCTTCCTGGAAGATATACTTCTAAATCTTCATTGTATAACATCCTAAAAAGTAGTTTATAACCTTGTATGCTACTTTTTGAACGATAAACATCTAATATATGTTTTACTAAAAATCTTTTGTTTATGATTACATTAGATGGAACACCATAAATATATTTTTTTTGAAAATATTCAAGAAAGCTTTCTAATGTATTATCAATATCTGAATAATTTAATAAATTTCTAGAATGATATATAGGATTTTGACTAGATTCTAACCATTCATAATATGCTTTCATAAACAATACAAAATTTCTTCCCTCATCTCTATAAAAAGAAGGGAATTGATTTTCAATAAAATTAGATATTTTTGTTTCTATTGAAAAATCCATTATTTTATTGTTTCTATGATGTTAATGTTAATATATTGTGGGTCAATATATAGAATCATATTTTTTGACGCTATTATATCTTTATTTTTTGTATTCACAAGAAATCTAATGCTTGATGTATAACTAGAAGTTTTTAAATTATTTACTTCCACCCTACCTGTAGTATAATTAATAGAACCAATATTAGAATTTATTGTAACTAATTCATTATTGATATATTTATAAACTAATAAATTTCCATTACCATCATCTTTAATTTGTGCGAGTTCTGTTATAGCATCATTCTCATCAACATATGTAAATTGTGTTGTTGTTAAAACAACATTATTATGATAAATTCCTGTACAAAATGTTTTTCTGCCTTCAAGCTCATTGCTAAAATTTATAACAAAACTTTCCTTAGTATTTAACTCTGGAGTAACTTCTTTTAATAATCTTACTTGAGTATCATTACTTGTTATATAAGTATTAACATCATCAATGTGTGTGACGAATTTACTATATCTAAAATCATTATCAAATTTTTCTAAATGGTCTTGGCTAAATTCTAATATAGAATCTGAAACATCCGTTTTAATTTGTGAAGCTGATTTTGTTCCAGCTTTGACATTATATTGGACTGTAGAAATTATATGGCAATAAAAAGTATCTGGGTCTGTAATTATAACCCTGTTAGGTAATGCGATATAATCCAATAAATAATTTTCTATTTCAGATTTTAATATATCAGATGCAATTGTAGAGCCTGAAGGTTTTATTGAAAGTGCTACTCTACCATATTGTTTTGGTTCTAATTCTTGCCCACCATAAACAATAATATCAGAAATTCTTCCACCAAATCTATCTAAAACAATAGAAGAATAATCATCGGTTGAAATGGCTCTATATTGTGCAGCAAAATGTCTTGGTGCATTAAATTTAATAGAATCTATGTTTTCTTGAAGTGAACCATCTATTGCTGCTGTGACTGTTGTTATTGATGTTAGAGATACGCTTCCATTATTCTCAAGTGTTAAATCATCAACTAATGAAAATGTGGAAACACCATCTGCTTCTTCACCATTACATACAATATA